AAAGAGCAAGAAGCCTTCCTGATCAAGATCGGGCAGGTAGCACCATCAGCACCAAAACCATCTACTAAGAAAGACGAGGAATAACCTAAATGGCTGTATTTCTAAACAACAAGGTCGGCGTAAAGGTAAATTCTGTCGATCTTTCAGACCACGTTACCGCAGTAACACTTAACCGATCATTCGATGAGCTAGAAGTAACTGCAATGGGCGATGGCGGACATAAGTTCGTTAAAGGCCTTGAGGCATCATCTGTCACAATCGACTTCCTTAACGACACCGCATCAGCGAACGTCCTTGCAACCCTTCAGGCTGCATGGGGAACCAACGTCACAGTTGTTCTACTCCAGGAAAAGGGAACCGCAGTATCAGCGACTAACCCTCTTTACACAATGACTTGCTTGATCAACGGCACAACTGACATCAACGGCGCAGTCGGCGATCTCGGTACTCAATCATTGACATTCAACGTCTCTGGTACAGTAGCAGTTGCCACAACAGGCACATTCTAAGAAACTAAACAAAGGGGCACAGCATGGCAAAGTTAATAGTCACAATGGCAGACAACACAGTCACCGAGATCGAGATTACACCTCGATTGGAGTACGCGTTCGAGCTATATGCTAAAAAGGGATTTCACAAAGCGTTCCGCGATGATGAAAAGCAATCAGATGTCTATTGGCTAGCATGGGAAGGCCTTCGACTAAGTGGAGTCACAGTAAAGCCTTTCGGCTCTGACTTCCTCGATACTCTCAAGAGCGTTGAGGTTGCTGAGTCAGACCCTTTGGCTTAGGTCGGGATAGCATCCACTACCTCATAGCTCGCTTGAGCATTGAGACGGCTATCCCACCACAATCTTTAATTGATTTAGATCCATCAATGCTTCAGATGTTACTGAAAGCGTTGAAAGACCGAGCGAAGGAGCAGAGCGATGCCTACAGAGCTAAAAAACGCTAACGCCTTTCGTAAGGCTCTAAAGCAATTCTCTCCTGATCTAGATAACGAGCTTCGAGGCGAGATGGTCGGGTTCTTAAAGCCATTGGTTAAAAAGGCTAGAGGTTTCCTTCCATCTAACTCAGAGGCTCCTTCTGGGTTCGTGAAGCATGAAGTAAAGACCGCAAAGTTCCCAATGTACGACGCGGCTGAGGCCCGTCGAGGAATTGGCTACAAGCTCACACCTACCAAGCCTAATCGTCAAGGATGGTCATCGACCGTCTCGATTCACAACAAGACAGCGGCAGGTGCGATCGTTGAGACCGCTGGCCGTAAGTCTGGAATGACAGGCAACTTCTCACCAAGGTTTCAAGGATCGTTTGCAGGTCGTGCAAAGATGCAGGGACGTGCCATGTTCAAGGCTTATGACGAGGATCAAGGCAGAGCCAAGGCTGGAGTTATTAAGGCGCTTGAAAAGGCTGCCGCTAGGTTTAATAGGAGTGCTAACTAATGGCTGAATTACGCGCCTCGATTATTGGTGAGTTTAAGGGTAAGAAGGCATTCAGCGATGCCAGCAAAGCGACCAACGCTTTAGATAAAGGCGTCAAGAAGTTAGGCGCTACGCTCGCTGGAGTATTCGGAGCCCAGCAGCTTCTAAGGTTTGCTAAGAACGCTTCTAAGGCATTCATTGAAGATCAGAAGGCAGTTACTCAGTTAACACAGTCAGTCAAGAATCTAGGCCTAGCCTTTGACCTTCCAGTTATTAACGGGTTCGTTGACAAGTTAAGTCTCGCGGCAGGAGTCGCGGACGACGTTCTTCGCCCATCGTTACAGAAGTTATTGCAGGTAACAGGCTCAGTCAGTAAGTCCCAAGAATTGCTTATTCAGGCACTTGATATTTCACGCGGCTCTGGCATCGAACTAGAGACAGTCGTGCAGGACTTGTCAGCAGCTTATGTGGGAAACACTAGAGGCCTAAGAAAGTATAACCTTGGTCTAACTCAGGCAGAGCTAAAGACCCTAAAGTTCGAGGACGCTCAAGCGAAACTCGCTAAGACATTCTCTGGAGCTAATGCCGCCTATCTTGAAACTTATGCAGGCAAGCTAGAAGTCCTAGGAGTTGCAGCAGGTGAGGCTCAGGAGATCATCGGTCAAGGCTTGATTGATAGCCTCATGATTCTCTCTGGAGATACTACAGTCCAAGAACTAGCAGACACTATGCTCGAACTTGCCGATAACACAGCAGAAGCTCTAGGCAATCTAGCCAAGTTCGGTAAGGGCGTGCAGGATACTTTCGGGCCTATTGCTACAGTCCTTGAGAAGTTTATCAACGCTACTCAGCCGATCTTTAACTCTATTGTTTTCGGTGATCCTTTATTCGGCAACACTAGACCAAGAGCAACAGCGAGAAGATTTTTCGCAGGCGGTCAAGATTCTGTCAAAGAAGCGACCATCCAGAAGCAACGCGCAGCAGCAGACAAGAAGTCAGCTGATAACCTAAAGCGCCTAGCAGCTCTACAGGCTAAAACACTTGCTGATCAAAAGAAGAAGAACGCGTTAGATAAAGCGGCAAGAACTCTTAACCTAGACGCTATCGGTATCGAGGCAGCCCTCAAGGGTAAGATCAGCGAGACTGATCGTCTATCGCTTAACCTACAGAAGGCTTTACTCGAAGGTAATGCAGCCTTGGCAACCAGCCTCTCAGCTCAACTAGAAGCGGCTATTAAGCGCCAGAAAGAATTAGAAGAACTATTGAAAAACACGCCTAAGGCTCCGAACCCATTTTCTGAATGGAAGATTCCAGCGCTTGATTTTGGCGGCAACAAATTGGGTACTCCAGTCCCTAATTTCACTCCACCTAGTTTCGTCACCCCTGACATGTTTACGCCAGAGTCAGGCATGGGCCCTAAGGCTTTTACTCCACCTGCTCCAAAGGTCGATGTTAAGGTAGAGATAGCAGGCGAAGATGTCGCAGCAATCATCACTCAACAGCAGACCGATCAATCACTATCAGGATCTTTCGTAAACGTAAACCGCCTCGGTAGATTCGCGAACACTCCAATAGCAATATGAGTCTTCCAGCCAGCATTTCCGTATCGTTCGACTTTAGCCAAGGTGCTACTTTCGGCTATCCATTTACCATTGGCGATGCAAAATACGGCGTTATTGGCGTTAGCACCTTTGCAGGATCAGAAGTCCCAGAGCCCGTAATTGACCTCAGCAGCGTCACTCGCCAGATCACGATCAATCGTGGACGCAATATCATGCGTGATACCTACGAGGCTGGCACATGCACAGTCAGAGTCTTAGACCCTAATTCGGACTTTAATCCTCAGAATACTTCCAGTCCCTATTTTGGCTACTTGACTCCTTTAAGAAAGATCCGCGTAGCTGCGACGACGGCCACGACTCAAGAGTTTCTATTTTCAGGTTATGTTCAAGATTACAAATATTATTATCCCCAAGGGCAAGAGACAGGATACGTGGATATCTACTGTTCTGATGCCTTTCGCCTCTTTGCCATGGCAAATGTCTCAACAGTTGCAAGCGCGACCGCTGGTCAGACTACTGGAACTCGCATAGGGAAGATCCTCGACCAAGTAGCATTTCCAAGCAACATGCGCATTATTGACACAGGCTCAACGACTTGCCAAGCCGATCCAGCCACAACACGCTCCAGCCTTTCAGCTTTGCAAGTCGCAGAGTTTACAGAGCAGGGCGCATTCTTTATTCGTACAGACGGCACAGCTGAGTTTAAGGATCGAAACGATGTAGTCGGATCTTTGGGCGTTGCACCTATTGAGTTCAATCAGACTACAGGTATCCCTTATTCAAACCTCAAGTTCGCCTTCGATGACAAACTCATCATCAACAGCGCAACTATGACTAGAGTCGGTGGCACTACAGTCTCATCAAGCGACGCGGATTCGATCGCGAAATATTTCCCTCATGGCATGAACGTCGAAAACCTCATAGCGCAGACAGACGCTCAAGTTACAGACATCGCTAAGATATACGTTGCAACCCGTAAAGAGACAACGATCCGAATTGATGCCATGACAGTCGATCTACTTGATCCAGCCGTACCAACTGACACGATGATAGGCCTTGACTATTTTGACAATGTGAAGATCACTAACGTTCAGCCAGACGGCTCGACGATTGTCAAAACCTTGCAAGTGCAGGGTTTAGCATGGGATATCACCCCTAACAGTATGAAATGCACAGTAACAACACTTGAACCTATAGTTGAAGGATTCATTATCGGATCATCAACTTACGGTATAATCGGACAATCCATTATGGGATACTAGGAGAAAAACAATGGCAACAGGCTTTCCAGCAGCAACAGGCGATATCTTTACTGCCGCCGATTACAACGGGCTAGTATCCTTTGAGGTCAAAACTGCTCAGACCGCAGACTATACGGCAGTATCAGCAGACCAATATCAGGTGCTAGTGCCTATGAACAAGGCTACCGCTATTGCTTTCAAGATCCCTACAAATGCATCTGTGGCATTCCCTATCGGCACAGTCCTTACAGTCCTTAATATTGGCGCTGGAGTCTGCACGATCTCAGCAGTCACCTCTGGCACGACTACAGTCCTATCGGCTGGTGCAGTAGCCGCTGCCCCTACTCTTGCTCAATATAAGTCAGCAGCCTGCATCAAGACTGGCACGGATACTTGGTATGTTGTCGGGGCTATTGGGTAATGCTTAACAATCTAGCGACAATACTGGATGCAGGCGTACCGATCTCGCTCACATCTTATGAGTCGATCGCTACTGCCTCTCCTTCGGGAGCTTCTACCTTTGACTTTACCTCGATCCCTAGCACCTTCAAGCACTTACAGATTCGTTACGCCACAAAGGGAACTTCTAACGGCACAGGTATTCGTATTAGATTTAACAGCGACACAGGTTCTAATTACTACATCCATTACCTTTACGGAGATGGTGCGTCCGCCGCAGCACTTGCTCAAGGAATAACCACTTCAGGCGTAATCGGCGAAGTGACAAGTACTACAAATGTGCAATCTTCAGGAGTTATAGATATTTTAGATTATCTATCAACTAATAAGAATAAGACTGTGCGTACCCTCTTTGGCTACGACAACAACGGCAGCGGCACTATTTACTTAAACTCGGTCTTATGGTCTGCCACTCCAGCCGCTATCACTTCAATTACTATTTTTCCATCAAGTGGCACTATTACGGGCTCATTCGCACTCTATGGAATTAAGGGGTAATCATGACTGCAACTTATGACAAGATCGCGGCTGCAACTTTAAGCGGTTCTACTTCAGTGGATTTTACAAGTATAAGTCAAGCCTATACAGATATTGTCGTAGTTGGATCCCTTATTCAAAGTGGAAGTGCTGTGAATACTTTTATGCGTGTTGGTAATGGTTCTTTAGATTCGGGAAGTAATTACAGTCAAACGATTTTATATGGTAATGGCAGTTCTGCAGTAAGTGCGCGTCAATCAAATCAGACTTCTTTCTTTGCCGATTACGCTGCTGCTCCTGGAACATCAACGGATTACAACGCAATAATCTATAACTTTCAAAATTACTCAAACACTACTACAAATAAAAGCGTGTTGATGCGAGTAGGGAAAGCAAGTAACGGCACAGATGCGATGGTAGGTCTATGGCGTAGTACTGCAGCGATTAACAGAATAAATATATTTTCAGTCAATGGTTTAACTGGCACTTTTACCCTCTACGGAATAAAGGCGGAGTAATGCCTACATATACTCAAATCGGATCAGCAATCACAGTCGGTGGCGCAGGTTCTTCTTCAGTCGAATTTACCTCAATCCCTAGCACTTATACCGACCTAGTCGTCGTAGGTTCTACTAGATCCTCGACAGGTGATGTC